TATAGTGCCTGCTGCTGTTGCGTTCGGTATCGTTACGGTTTCGGTTAGGTAAAAACTACCTGTTTTGGATGTCGCCATAGCAATAATCTACTTGCCGACACCCTATAAACTCATTTAATCTTCTTAATATCACACGAACCACCCGTCCCCGACCACCACCCCTTGCTAACTAGCCACTGAACTTTAACTTAACTCAACTTTTTTTTTAGCATATGTATATATGTAATAACCGTTTAGATAGCATCATGGAGAGTAATTTATACCGCATAATATGCCTAAAACGTAGTAAATTTGTATCATCAGACAGTCAAGAATACTTATGCGACTGGTATAATGCCAGTAATGTAGTGTATTGGATGCCTAATCGTGCTGGATATACTACTAGAATACAAGAAGCAGGGCTTTACACTGAAGAATGTCTAAAGGATTGTTATGGCGTCCATCTAGATTGGTTTGCTATGCGTGTGGAGAGAGAACTATGAGAAACAAAATGATAACATTATGTCCGACGACCTATGAAAAAGCATCCAAAATCAAGAACTTTAGTGGATGGATTAGATGGTGCATTACACATAGACAAGATCTATTGAATGTTCAAGAGACAATAAATGATTTGGAAGAAGAAAATAAAAGACTCCAAGCATTAATCAATGATGTAATTGATGGCAAAAAACGATTTGTACCGGGTAAAGGCTGGATAAAAAACATGTACGAGGTTGAAGAAGAATGATTGTAACGTGTGCATGCTGTGGATTTGATGGTAACGTACACGATTATGAGGCTTGGTCACGTCATGGTACGTACCCGAAATTATGGATATGCGACATTTGCGCAGTAGATCTAAGGTAAAACTGCTCTTAACATTCGAAGCTTGTGTAATTTAATGTCTCTAGTTGATTGATATCTGTAAGGATTCCAAGGTTTACCAGTACTAGGGTCGATGTAATTAGGCGTATTAATTGGATTATGACTAACTGTAACTATTTCTTTTTGTACGTCGCCACTAATGTCGATAGCTGCTAATTTACTAGGTACAACAAATTGTACGTTAGGTTGTATTCTTGCACGTGCTTCTAAGTTTTCTAATGCTTCTTGCAGCATGCTTACACCTGATTAGCTAGTTCGTATGATCTCTTTAGCCTCATCATGTATTCTAGTTGAGATTCTTCATCAATCATACAGTTAAGAATAACTCGCTTAGCAGGTATTGATACCCTATCTAGACCCTTCTCTGTAGTTCTATCATATGCTGCAGGTAAATATATCACTCTGTAGCAATAGATATTCTCTGCAGCTGTAGGTTCTAGTGATGAAAAGTCTTGACTATCAACTACACGTCCAAGCGCGGCTCCTATAGCTGTTAATGCATCAGCACCGAATGATGTATCTACACCCCAATTAATAGTAGTGCCATGGATAATGTGAGTTCTGTTAAAATTACCAACTAGACCACCTACTTGCGGAGGAACAATAAAACCAGGAGCTGTTAATGCCATTCTTGCTAGTTGGTCTGGTGTAATTGGTACAGATGATAGTATAGTAGTTTCATTAAATATAGCATCATATGCCTTTAATGGGCTGCTTGGGTCATCAACTTTCCACTGCATATCAACTGATGCTGCTCTTTGCTCAAACGAGTTTCTGAAATATACTGTTAAATCATCCATAGTGTATCCAGATAGATCTAATTTCATCTCAGCAAACCAATATTGAAAATTATATCCAGTAATAGGACTATAATCAGTAACGTTAGAAGGGTCAAATTCCCAAGTACCACCTGCAGCAATTTCATTGTCAATCAAGTACAACGGTGGAAATTCTACATTTAACACTCTATCCATTACTTTTTGCCCCCTTTCTTTGATTTAGGTTTAGGTTTAGTTGAAGTTTTAGGCTTAAATGCTGAATAGATACCACGATAATGTTTCATTTCTTAGACCTCCTTTTGAAAGCTTTAGACATAGCTGCTAAATCTAATCTTCCTTTTTTGGGTCCTCGCTTGAACTTGATGTGGTTAGCTCCGTTTTTAACGTAACGTTGCCATTCTGATAGTTTACGTTTAGTTTTCTTAGCGACTTTTTTAGTTTCTTTAACGGCCTCAGAAGCAGTAGCAACACTGCGCTCAGCCCTGCCAAGTAATGCTCGAAGTTCATCGAGAGACCCCTCTATTTTAACCATAGGAATCACCTATGATTAGTTGTCACTTGCGGTCGATTGTATTGCGATGGCCATCCAGTCCTTGCTTGATAGTTTAGCAACTCTGCATCGAATTCTAGCTGTTACGTTGATTACATCAGTTGTAAGTGCATCACCATTGCTAACAGCCAAATAAAGTGAATCATTGACAACCATAAATGCTTCAGACAAATTTGCTGGTCCGAAGTTATCTGGGTAAAAATCGCTTGAGTGAGTTAGTACGTTGTTGGTAAAATCGACGTTAATTTGTCCTGAACTTACCAAAGATTGGTTATCTGCTCTAAGCATAGCAGTTCCGGGGTTTAAATCGCTAAGTTGTGCAGTTAGTGCAGTGTCCGAAGCAACTGCTCCAGCCATTCTTCCAGCAAAATCTGTACCAACTTGGTAAATGAAATCTACAGATTCAATAGCAATCGCTTGAGATGTTGCTACGTTTACATAAGCACCCAAGTCAATTACGCCTTGAACTATAGTGCCTGCTGCTGTTGCGTTCGGTATCGTTACGGTTTCGGTTAGGTAAAAACTACCTGTTTTGGATGTCGCCATAGCAATAATCTACTTGCCGACACCCTATAAACTCATTTAATCTTC